TGAAGATTTTCACATTTGTAGGATTTACAAAACATCTAAAAGAATTGGATTTTGATTATGTTATAGTTGATAAGACATTTAATGATATAACTCCCCAGTTAATCAAGAAATTTAGAGATAAGATAATTTGGAATGAGACAAATAGTGATATAAGACCTGTAAGAATTGCGAAACAATTGTTAAAAATTCTAGAAATAGCAAAAAAAGAAGATGATGATATATTTGCTATAGTAGATAGTGACCTAATAGTCCCAAATTTGAGAAATATTGATCCTCAGGATAAAATATTGAGTTTGTGTTATTGGCTTTATTATCCATGGGCTAATGAAATAAGGCCATTCTGTTCTGGAACTAATTACATTTTCAATAAAAAACATATTATAATTTTAGAATCTGTAATAAATGTTTATCTAGAAAAAGAATATTATAAAGAATTTCCAGTTGATATATTTCTACATGACCATATTTTGCATGTAAATGTATTGAAGTTAGGAACTATACATTATGTAAAAACTCCAGAAGGAGAGAAAAAAATGGAATTTACACTTGAAAATATAGATCAAATGTTTAAACATATCCCAGAACTTGTATTAATAGCATGGTAAAAAATAAGGTGATATATAATTGCAAACTCCGATTTATTACGTTTACCCTCAACATCATGACGTTTCTTTCAAATTTGTAGCAAAAGAACATATAAAAATGTTAAAAGAAAAATATACAGTTTACGAAATTCCTGCTTTATCATTTTATCAATTTACTCCATTTAAAAATCCAATTTCTATAATTCATCCATTCTTCTATAGCATGTGGCATTGGGGCAACATTGAATTTTCATTCTTTGAACAATATAGATCTAGAGTTAGTCAGATTATTGGAGTTGAAGTGGCCGATAGTGACAGAATTGCAGAGAAATATGTTGAATATGGAAATAATTATGCTGACAAAATAATTGTAAATTCTGAATGGTCAAAAAATGCATTTATAAACTCAGGTTTAAAGATTCCAATATTTAAAGTTGTTCATAATTTTAATGAAAGACTATTGACAAATGATGAGAAATTAAAAATTGATGATCAAGTAAAATATATTGAAAAAGTTAAAAATGAAAAGAAAATTAAGTTAATTTTCATATCGTTATGGCATTCTGACTTTAGAAAGGGGGCCGATTTATTCCATGTAATAGCTAAGGAAATTCAAAAAGAAAGAGATGATGTCTATTTCCTAGTAAAATCAGGCGGGCCTAGGACAGATTTTCAAGACCTCAAAATGTTCAATCTAACAGGAAATACAGACTTTGATAATATTGTAAAAATGTATAGAATTTCTGACTTGTATTTGTTGCCTTCAAGAGGCGGAAGTTTTGAATTAAATGGCCTAGAGGCATTCATTTCCAAAATTCCGACAATTGCCACAAAAGGCGGGGCATGGGAAGAATATTTTCCTTTCCAATTGAAAGATTTACTAGTTGATTCTTGCAATTCACCAGTAGTTCTTCCAGGAAATCCAATTCATATAGGAAAAGGAGTAGAAATGTGCATAAATGACGCAATAGATAAAATATTAGAAGTTATAGACAAACTGGATGAGTATAAGGCAAAAATTGAAGAGAATTATAACTTTTGGTTAGAAAATTTCAGTTATAATGCCGTAAAAAAACAATTATTAAACACAATCGAAAAGCCTTAAATTAGTAATATTATTCCGAAAAAGAGAAAAATAGACGATAAAAAAAGAAATAACTCAAAAACAATCTTCCAAATACTTTCTAACTTGTCTTTCGCTAATGCTTAACGCTTTTGCAATTTGAGCTATACTAAAGCCTTTCCTTGCCAACTCGTGAGTTACGCTTATTAAACCATCTTTGTCTTGAATGAAATATCGTGTCCCATTTATCTCTACGACTTTCATTTCTTTTTCACTAACATCTATTATGTAGTCAGCCCTTAATAAAGTTTTCTCTAAACTTTTACCTTTGTAGTCCACATGATTTTTCTCATAAAAGAGTATTTAATCTTTATATTTCTTTTTTAACATTCTAATTAATTCTTCTTCTTCAATCCGTTTCATTTCCTGTCTTAATTCCAATAAGAAAAAGAGAAATAATAACTCATAAAAAAATCCAACAATAACTATAAGTAATGTTGGATCTAATGGGGCATTTAAATTCATAATCTCACATCTCATCTATACTTTTTCATTATTAATTTTCTCTAACTTTTCACTAAACTTTATTTTTATCTCATCAGGACTCAACAATTGATAAACTTCATCACTGAGAAGTTCAGATATTATATCTATGTTTTTTTCTTCTAAATTTTCAAAAATACACTCACTTAAATAACGATCTTCATTAAGTATATTATCTAAATATATTTCTGCAATTCTCTTTTTTTCACTCTCAGATAAATAAAATTCGATTATAACTTCTTTAAAATCATAATTTAATTCATCTATTTTTTTATTTAATCTAACTATGATTTTAGAATTTTCCATAAACACATTAAATAATTTTTCGGCCTCATCTTTCTCGAAATATTGTAAATCCCATCCGTCTTTTTCTACAATATCAGAAATCATTTCAATTATTATTTCAATTAAAACAATTTTAAAATTTGTGTAACAACCCTCATATAAATCTTCAAGATCTAGATTTACAATAACATTTCGATTAAACTTTTCTTTATCCAATTCTTTAAAAACGATAATCATAACATATCATTTTTCTTTTATTTTTATGACATATTTATATAGATTACTTTAACATCATACATGAACCCTGGCATGAGAAATATTCAATTATTGATTTTTGTTTAGGTTTTTTATCTAATTCCTCTATGAACTCATATAGACGCTTTTCATTGATTAGCGCAGGAGGCCTGAAGGCGTTTTTGGAATTAGATCTAGGTGTTATATTTTTGTCAAAATCATGAAATTTCTTTGCAACTTCTGGATAATTCAGAAATATGGACTCTAGTTTTTTCTTAGTAGTGCCCGCTAAGCACAAACATTCGCCACTAGTGCCTGCTTTTTCCCACACTTCATTTCTAGGAATTTGAAACTTTTGAATTAATGTCTCGAGTTGTTTTACGTTTAAAAAAAGAATTGGTAACCATTCTATAACATGTAATTTCTTTATTTTAGCGAAATGTAACGTATTGTTTAACTCTCCATAATTTTTAAGCCTAAATAAAGATTCATCTCGCCGTATGCCTAGGATCCAGAGAGAGTTTACTTCTTCTTTTATTTCGTCAAGTCTGAACTGGTATAATGGTTCTTGTTTTAAAAGCCTCCAACACCACCTCCTCCTAAAAATATCAGGATAACCGTATTTTTTAACATACTCAAAATAATCGTAACTCGTTTTTATTATTTTTAATTCTGTACCTAACCAATTTGCATACTCTTTTACATATTCTCTTGTTTGTGGTATATAAATTCCAGTATCAACATGGATAAGCCTGACCGGAATGTTTAGCGAATCGCCAACTTTCTTCGCAATATAACACGTTAGAGCGCTATCTCTTCCCCCGCTAAAAAAACAATCATAGATATCAAATTTTTTAAGAGATGTCATGCATAGGTCACCTTCTTAATACAATAAAAAACTATAAACCATATTGAATTTATACTAAACTTTTCTTTTTCCAATTCTCTTAAAACGATAATCATAACACATCATTTTTCTTTTATTTTTATGACATATTTATAGACTCTTCTTTCCTCATCTTGAAAATTTTTAAATGTCATAAAGAACTAAGATATTTCAAATATGATAATTTACTCCAGAGAAGGAAATAAAATAATTGTAAAAGTAATTTTCGAAATAGAAAATATATCTGAAAACGGAGATATAAACAAAATAATCATATATGGCCTAAGAAAATTAGCCACACATGTTGAAGAAAATAGAATAAAAATATATGACTCAAAAGAAATAGGAATATTCTAAAACTCATAAATTGGTAATTCTTACAATTCAAATAATAAAACAGAAACGAGAAAAATAGAGAATAAAAAAATAAAATTAAAGACGCATTAGTCTTAATGCAGGTGTTACCACACCATTTGGCGGGTTTGAAATTGGAATCCAATAATATCCGCCCTGAAAGTCTAAATCAAAGATAGCTAGTTCCATTAACTTCCTTCCAGACGGAATAAATCTGTACTGTTTTAGGGAATTCGGGAAAACTAATCGCCATCCATCATCAATGTATTCTAACGGATACATATTTCTTTGAATTCTCCTTCTGCTCTCATTTACATCTCGGACTAACTTTATTATTTCTTCCTTTTTGGGGTAACTCATACCTTTTACCTCTAATATACATCTATACTTCCTAGTTAATAAATCTTTCTCTATCTTTTTACCTTTCTACCTTTTTATACCTTATCATCATCTCTCTTTATAGAGAACGTGCAAATTTTGTTTCTCCAATTTCTCTCA